CATCGCACGCTCGAGGTTCCTGTCCACGTTGTCAGCGCCGACCCGCCAACGCCCCGCATTCTCGCTCTCATGTACACAGCCGCCGATATTGCGTGTCTCGCGTTGTCTTGTGAAACGTACTCCCCCTCGACTTACTCCGGCAATATCAACGCGGAGCCACTACCGACCCTGGAAATGATCGCCACCGTGACGATCACCTACGAATAGGAGCTCTACCATGTCCGTTACAGATTCTCGACTAGGCCCCGGCACTCTCGATCTCGGGGGCGATGATTTTAGCGTCCAAATCTCGAGCTGTTCCCTGACGCCAACCACGAACGAAACCGACGGCACGCCAACGCTCGGCGTCCCAGACCCCACCACCGAAGTAACGTTCGAGTGGACGCTGTCGGGCGACACCGTCAGCGATTGGGGCGACGCCGACGGATTCGTCAACTATTGCATGGATAATGCAGGCAGCACCGTTGCATTCGCCTACGAGCCTTCCACGACTGCCGGTATCACCTATTCGGGTGACGTGCAGATTCGACCGATCCAAATCGGTGGCGATGTCGCAGTTCAGAGCGTCGTTTCCTTCGAGTTCCCCGTCGTCGGCGAATTCACCAGGGCATAACCATGATCCGCATTCTGGGGAAGGTCACCCACACGGACGGGCGCGTAGCCGACTTTGCTGGTGGCATCAACGCCCTATCGATGTGGGAGGCGTACGCGCAACGACAAAATCTAAACCCAAACCCCGAAGTGTCGCCGATGACGTGGACGATGTATGTCGCGTACGCATCGCTTCCAGACGACGCACGAAAGGGCATTGGATTTGACACGTGGAAAGCAACTATCGATGACGTCGATATCGAGGTGCAAGACGCAAACCCTACCCACGCGGACACGTCGGACGCCTAATTGCCGAATTGTCCGTGATGCTACACATACCGCCGTCGGTATTGTGGTTAGAAACGAGCGAGGATCTCGCCACTATCGTGGCAGTCCTCGAGGAAAGAGCAAAACAAAGTGGCTAAGAAAGGAATGGGATTTGAGATTGACGTCGATGACTCCGACGTGCGCGTCTTATTCGACGCGCTCCGCAACGTCGATGCCGAGCTACGCAAGAATACGAACGCCGAGCTACGCCTGGCAGCGAAGGAATGCGCCGCCGAGCTCGCGTCGATGCTGAAGCGGAACACCGTCAACAGTCCCGCACCCCAAACCCGGCTAGTCGAACTAAGCGTAAAAGTAAAGAGCGACCGAGTCCCGATCGTGACTGTCGGCGGCACCCGAAAAGTCGGGCGCGCCTACCAGAGCCGCAAAGGTGGCAAGAAACGCGCAGTTGCTGGCGCTCTACTCTGGGGCGTCGAATTCGGAGACAAGCACGGACGATTTGCGCCACGTAATGAGAGCGGATACTGGATCCGCCCAACCGTCGCCGAATTCTCCAAGACTGGCGCAATCGACACGTACAAGCGCGCCGTAGTTCGCATCCTGAACAGCGCAGGCGTCCTCTAATGGCATCCGCAGCAAACGTTCTAATCAAAATCGGCGCGAACGCTGGTCAAGCCATTGGCGAGATCTCTAAGGTAAACGGCGCACTAGGCAAACAGATGACGGCAAGCCAGAAAGCAGGCTCCGCAGTCAAGAAAGCCGCCGTACCCGCAACGATCGCGCTAGTAGCACTCGCGGGCGCTGCTATCAGCTCTATGAAAGCCGCCGCAGAGGACGAACAGGCCCAAGTCAAGCTAGCCGGAACCCTCAAGCGCGTAGCGGGAGCGACAGACGACGCAGTCAAGGCAACCGAGGACCATATAACGCAACTAAGCCTAGCCACAGGCGTGTCCGACGATCAGCTACGCCCCGCTATGGCGAAGCTCGCAACCGCGACCGGCAGCGTCACGAAAGCACAAGGAGCGCTATCTGTCGCGCTCGATATAAGCGCCGCGACGGGTAAGAGCGTAGACGCCGTATCGCTTGCATTGTCGAAGGCGTACGCCGGAAATGGTGCAGCACTAACGAAGCTGATCCCAGGCATCGACGAGGCGGCAATCAAATCGGGCGACTTCGCCAAAATAAACGCCGAACTGGCGCGCGTCACAGGTGGCGCAGCTGCCGAATCCGCGAATACGGCTGCCGGACAATTCCAACGCTTCCAGATCGCCATAGCGGAAACGAAGGAAGGTATCGGCGCCGCCCTGCTACCCCTGCTCAACACGATAACGCCCGTCCTATTGAAGCTCGCGACAGCAGCGCAAGCAAACACAGACGTATTCGTAAAGGTCGGCATAGCGATCGCAGCCGTAGCTGGCACGATCGTAGCCGTAAACGCTGCTATGAAACTAATGATCGCAGTCCAGGCGATCATTCGTGCCGCGACGATCGCGTGGACCGTGGCACAGTGGCTACTCAATGTCGCACTAACAGCGAACCCGATAGGTCTTGTCGTTGTCGCTATTGCTGCTCTGATCGGAGGCCTAATTCTTGCGTATAGAAATTCGGAGACATTCCGAAACATAGTTGACAACCTCATGACGACCATTATTAGATTCTCTTCTGCCGCCCTCAAACCTTTTATCGAGAATTGGGGGAGCATCAGCGCCGCTATTGGGTTCGTAATCGAAAAGGCAAAGATCTTATGGCCTTTCCTGCTACCAGGCGGCGCGCTCTATCTAGGAGTCACAACGATAAACGAGAAATTTGGGATCCTACGCGCCACGATCGATACCGTCCGCGGCGTATTCGAGACGATCCGCACGACAATCGGCAGAGTAGGAGACAAGATCAACGAAGTGATAGAGGCCGTGCGTCGACTGGTGGACTGGCTAGGCCGAATCAGAGTGCCGACTATCAACATTCCAGGCATCGGACGGAGCAGCGTAGACGGGAAAGGCCTCGCCGAGAGTGGCGCCACGATCGTAAACGTGACTATCAACGGGCCGATAGATTCGGACTCGACAGCGCGCGAGATCCTCGGCGTCCTCGAGCGCTACGATCGTCGGCGTGGAGTGTTCGTCGCATGATTGGCGAAGTCCGTGTTGATAGTGTCATTGTCGATCTGAACACGATTAGCGCTGACGTTGTCATTCGTGTAGGCCGCTCCGACATATTCACCAAGACGGCGACCAGTACGTGCCGGATCGTGTTTCGTGGCGTCACGACGGACACGACGACGCCCTACGTCGGGACCATCGTCGAGGTCTATAACACTGTGGCCACAAAAGTCTTTGAGGGCGTGATCACCGACGCTGTCTTGACCGTAGAAACGTCTACGAGTGGCGCGAATCTGACCGTTACAGCTCTCGGGAATACAACCAGGGCAGGTTTCACGCTGGAAGGATTAGCCACCTATCCTGGCGAATTCGGGACACGCTCAGAGCACCTGCCAGCCGAGACGATCGATCAGCGCCTAGCACGCTTCAACACCCTACTACCGTCGCCAGCTATCACTATACAGGCCTACAAAAGCGTCACGGATCGGAACCTGACTGCGTACGTGGGACCCGACCAGAGCGTCATCGCGCACATTGAGAACATCAGCGACAGCGCTCGAGGCCTATTCTACGATGCTGGAAATGGCAACCTGTATTGGCAAGACGTCGAATGGCGCAACGCGCAGAGCGTCCTAACGTTTGATCCTGACGCTGTCCTGTTCGCGCCGATCTGGGTGCAGAACGCGCAAGTGGTCAACGACGTAACCGTCAACTACAGCGGCACGAGCGTATTCACTTTCGACCAGAGGTCTATAGATCTCTACGGTCGGCGCGAACTAAGCGTTTCGACGATCCTAGTAGACTCTGCCAACGCTTCCGCGCTCGCGTCTAGTCTGCTCTCGAGGTCGAAGCGTCCACGCTGGCAGATCGAAAGCATCGGCTACGTCCAGGGACCTACGGAAGTCACGTACCTGGTCGGGCAGCCCGTGAAGATCACGAACCTGCCAGCAGGCAGTCCCGCCCCCATCGCGTACGGCATCGTGGAAGGCTACGAACACCGCTACATCCGCGACACGCATACGACGACTTACTTCCTGTCTGATCCCGTCCAGAGTGGCATCGCGCTCGCGTGGGAGGACCTACCCGCCGACGCGGCTAGTGAGTGGCAGGACGCGCTACCAATCGTCTGGGATGACGCTATCACCCTCTCCGACCTATTCGCTAGCTAAGGAAACACGATGCCAACAAACACAACGCATTCCAACCTGCCATACCCACTAGATACCGACCAGATCGTGGACTACCCATCGGTGGCGCTCAGTATGGCTAGCCTGCTCGACGTGATGCCAGGACGAAACGCAATCATCAATGGCGCGTTTGATGTATGGCAGCGCGGCGCATCGTTCGCCAACCCGTTGACGGGTGCCTACACGGCTGATCGTTGGCGACTCGACCATGATCGTGGCGCGGGTGCTTCCGGCACAATCAGCAAGGTAGCGAATACGCAAGTCATCGGAACCTTCACACCAGAGAGCGTTCTACAATTCGCTGGCCCTGGCGGCGCGGGTGCTCCAACGTTTCAGCGTCTCGCGCAACGCATAGAGGATGCTCGCACGTTCTCCGGGCAATCCGTGACGCTGTCCTATTACGTGCAGGCTGCCGCAGCGATCACGCTACCCGCGATCCGCGTGACACAAAACTTTGGTAGTGGTGGATCGCCTAGCGCGGAAGTCATCACGACCGTGGCAACTACAATATCGATTCCGACTGGGGATCTCATTCGTAATTCCGTTACGTTCTCGATGCCGAGTGTAACCGGTAAAACATTCGGCACGACTGCCAACACGAGCTACGTGCAGGTTGCATTCGACTTTGGCGCCCTAAACACGTTTACGGTAAAGCTGTGGGGCGTCCAGGTCGAGCAGCGCACCGCGCCCACTATCTTCGAGCGCCGCCATATTCAGCAAGAAATCGTGTTGTGTCAGCGTTATTTTATTAGAAATCCGAAAGCTACTCTGTTTAGCGCAGGGATTGGTGTGAACTCT